CTGCCCCAGAACTTCCAGATTTTAGAGATTTTTATGTTGGTATGGATATTGGGCATAAAGATTTAACGGTGGCTTTATTTGGATATTATGATTTTAAAAATGCTACATTAGTTATAACAGATGAACTAGTAATGAACGGCCCTACTATGACTACAGAGGATTTAGTAGAAGGTATCATAGCTAAAGAGAAAATAAGGTTTTACGACGAAAAAACCAAGGAACAACACAAAGCTTATTTAAGAGTTATGGACGTTAATTTGGGCCTTCAGCAAGACCTTAAGTTACTTCACGATTTGAACTTTATCACATCTAGAAAAGATGGAAAACAAGGTGCAATTAATGAGATGAGAATGTGGGTAGCAAAAGGCAGAGTTAAGATCCATGAAAGATGTAAGCATTTAATATACCATTTAGAGTACGGTCAATGGAATGACAAACGTACTGATTTCAAGAGGATGCCAGATACTCCAGATAAATCTGTAAGGGGAGGTCACGTTGATGGTATCCCAGCTCTTTATTATCTTATAAGAAATGTACAGACATCTAAGAACCCATTTCCGTTTGGTTATGGACTTAATATTAATGAAAATACGTTTATGTCGCCAAAATTCAAGCATAAAAATGTATCGGAAGCTACTGATTTCTTTAGAAAAGTGCTAAATCTTAAGAAAAAATAATACATTATTAGGAAAATTTAACAACTATATATAGAAGTACTAAAAAGGGACTAAACATGGCAGAAAGATATTTCGCAGCAGAAGACGCTGAAAAAGCGGTTGAGACTTTAATGGGTAAATCACAACACTGGTTTAAAGGTGTTATGGATACTGATTATATTGACAAGATTAAAAGATCTTGGAGGTCTTATTATGGTCAATATTACGATAGAGGTCATTTTTTATCTTCTGGTGGAGAACAAGGAGAATTAGTTAACCTAGCAGTAAATCATTATAGAAACTTAGCTAGACATATTCACGTAATGGTAACAAGCACACGACCTAGCTTTCAATGTAGAGCTATCAATACAGATAGAAAATCATTGCTACAGGCTGAACTTGGAAACGGACTTCTAGATTACTATATGCGTGAAATGAAGCTAGAAACCATCATAAAGAAAGCCGTTGAGTACGCCATTGTTCTGGGTTCAGGATATATAAAGTTAGAGTGGAATAGTACCAGAGGCAAGATTTATGATTATGTTGACGTTGATGAAGATGATATCTTTGACTATGACGAAAATGATGAACCTTTAGGGGAAAAAGGTGAGACATTAAAACCTTTCCCTATCTATGAAGGGGATGTAGAGTTTAGTTTACTTTCACCATTTGATGTAGTTTTTGATGTTACAAAAGAAGATTACATGAAGAATGATTGGGTTCTATGTAGGACTTTTATCAATAAATTTGATCTTGCCGCAAAATATCCAGAATTAGCTGAAAATCTTATTAATCAAGATACTAAAGATAAAAAAGAAAAAAGAGCTAGAAGAGTACTAGCTAATCCAATTGAACAAACAGAAGATATTGCAGTATATGAATTTTTTCATAAAAGAACGGAATCTATGCCAAATGGAAGGTATATTTTATACGCCGATTCAGACACTATCATGGAAGATACCGTAATGCCTTATAGAGACTTGCCAGTGCATCGAATTACTCCAAGTGAAATTATGGGAACTCCCTATGGTTATACAGACATGTTCGACTTACTCCCATTACAAGATATGCTGAACAGTCTCTATTCTACGGCAGCTACGAACGTAAATGCTTTTGGTGTAATTAACATCCTTAACCCAAGAGGTAATGGTGTTTCTGTTGAGCAGGTATCTGAAGGTATGAACTTTATTGAATATGAACAAGCTTTAGGTAAACCTGAGCCATTAGATTTAGTAAAGACATCTCCAGAAGTTTATCAGCTTATGCAGATTATTGAGAAGACAATGGAAACATTATCAGGTGTTAACTCTGTAGCTAGAGGTAATCCTGAACAATCATTACGTTCTGGTAACGCATTAGCACTAGTACAATCACAAGCATTACAGTTCGTATCAGGACTTCAACAATCTTATATTCAATTACTAGAAAGCGTTGGTACAGGTCTTATTAACTTATTAAAAGACTTTGCTAATGTTCCAAGAATTGCTGCCATTTCCGGGCTAAATAACTCAACAGAAATGAGAGAGTTTAAGTCTGACGATATTAAATCAGTTAACAGAGTTGTTGTTGATGTTGGTAACGCATTAATGCAAACTACTGCTGGTCGTGCTCAAGTAGCAGAAAACTTATTACAGATGGGACTTATCGATAGTCCAGAAAAATATTTAATGGTTATGAATACTGGTAATCTTGATTACTTAACTGAAGGTAAGATGGATGAGATGATGACCATTAAAGGTGAAAATGAAGCTATGATTAGAGGTGAAGAAGTTATTGCAATTTTCTCTGATCAACATGCATTACACATTAAAGAGCACAGATCTGTACTTGCTGATTATACTCTTAGAAGAGATCCAGAACTAGTTCAATCAGTACTAGACCATATCCAAGAGCACATTAATTTACTACAAACAACTGATCCTAATATACTATCAATTGTTGGTGAACAACCGTTAGCTCCACCTCCTCAACAACCGGGTGCTGGACAACCGGGAGTCCCTAATCCGCAACAACCAGCAGGTACTAATATGCCTCAAGGTGGACCAGCTCAAATGATGGACCCTAATATGGGACCACAGAACTTACCTTCTCCAGCTCAACCAGCAGGAGTAAGTGATGGTACATTACCAGCCCAACCAACAACGCCCGCTGAAAATATGGCTAAACTAACTGGAGGTCAGTAATGAGCGGAAGCGGTAATAGAATTAGATATATTAACCATCCAGTAAAGGAAGATTGTTTAATTTCTTTGAATGAATATGTTTCTAAAAGTACAGGAGCTAGATATAAGATAGTTCTTAATATTAAAGAAATGTGGTATGGTATTAGAAACGAAAGAAATAAAGAATTTAGTTTTAAAAGTAAAAGTTACGGTAATATGAATGTTTTAAAAAGAAACGCTAGAGCTAAGTTAGAATCTTTTGGTGTTAACTTATCTAGAGAAAGCCGTGACAGGACATTCGGATTGTGTAAGGAAGGTTATACGCAAAAAATTCACGAAAATAATAACTAACTCCTACCATAAGGCGGAGTAACTAATCATATAAAAACTGATTAAGGAGAAACAAATGAGTGAAGAAAACACAGCATTTGAGTCTGTTGAAGAATCAACGTCTGCAGAAGAATCTGTAGAATCAAATGAAGAATCACAAGAAATTGAAGCAAGTAGTGAAGAGTCTAGCTACAGTCAAGAAGCCAGTTCTGAAGGTGTACAAGCTGAAACTGAAGAAGAACTTCAAGCTGAAGTAGAGCAAGCTATCGAAGAAGGTGCTACTGAAGAAGAAGTTAAGGAAATGATCAGAGAATTTACTCTTAAAGTTAACGGTAAAGAGTATAAGCGTAAGATTGACCTTAGTGATGAAGATACACTTCAAAAAGAACTTCAGATGGCTTTAGCTGGTCGTCAGGCTATGCAACGTAGTGCCGAGCTTGAGAAGGCTTACAGAAACGATATTGATAGGCTTAAAACTGATACAGCATCAGTACTTCAAGAGCTGAATATTGATCCTGTTGAATTTGCTGCTAGAGTTATTGAGAACCATTTAGAGCAAAACTCTAAGAGTCCAGAGCAGTTAGAGCAAGAAAGAATTGCTGCTGAGATTCAACAAATGAGAGAAGAGAACGAAAGGCTCAGAAAAGAAGCTGAAGATAGAACTAGACAAGCTGAAATGGCTAAAGTTGAGAAAGAAATCGAAACTGACATTTTAAGTGCTCTAGAAGGAGATCCTGAACTTCCAGCTAATCCTGAGGTTATTGCAATGGTTGCTGATAATATGCTTTGGGCTATGCAGAATGGTTGGGAAGATGTATCTGCTGCAGATGTACTACCAACTGTTAAAGCTGAATTACAGAACAAGTTCAGATCTATTGCTGGTTCTTTAAAGTCAAATGCTGCTCTTAAAGCTCTTTTAGGTGATGATATTCTTAATAATCTAAGAGAAGAAAGAGTACAACAGGCTAAACAACAAGTTAAAACCCTAAATAACATCAAATCTACTCCAAAACAGGAAGAAGCTAAACAAGAATCTGTTAAAAAGATTAGTTTGAAAGATTTTATGGGAATGTAGTCATTAAAAATGACGTTGTAATATATTGAAATTATTAGAATATTGAATTTTTTTCAATAAAAATCCAGTAGTTGTAGAAAAATTTAACAACTATATTAACGAGGAAGTCCCTCTAGCTTACAATTGTAGGCTTATGTCGGCTTCTTGAACCATCTTCATACCCGAAAGGATTGAGGCTCTGTAGTAAAGAATACCTATTAAGACTGAAGTTGTCAAGTGAAAAGTGGATAGAATCGAACTTTTTTTAACAAAAATCGTAAGATTTTAACATTTTTTATTTAATTTTAAGGAGTTATAAAATGGCAAACGAAGTAAGTACGTTAAACGGTCTTTTTAAGGAAAGATACGCTGACAAAGTAAAACAATTAGTACCTGATCATGTTAAACTTTACAATGCTGTAAAATTTGACACATCTAAAAAAGTTGGTGATAGCTATAATGAACCAGTTATCCTTTCTTTAGAGTCAGGATTCACTTATGGTAATGAAGATGGATCTCTTTTCGACCTTAATGAAGTTAAAGAATTTAAAATGAGAAAAGCTTCTATCAAAGCTAGAGAATTAGTATTAAGATCTGCTATCTCTATCGGTGCTCTTTCTCGTTCAGGTTCTGACAAGCAATCAATCGAAAAAGCAATGGACCTTATGGTTGGTAATATGCTTAAGTCTGTTTACCACAGATTAGAAGTTCAGATGTTCTACGGACAGTCTGGAATTGGTGTTATCTCTGATGTTGCAGGATCTCCTGATTTTGTAATCAAAGATAGCGAGTGGGCTGCAGGTATTTGGAATGGTACAACTGGTGCTGAAGTTGAAATTTATTCAGCAGCAGGAGCTAGAAGAGGAGCTTATGTTATTGAAGGTTACTCTTTAAAGAATAAATCTGTAAGTCTTTCTGCACTTGTTCCAGCAGATGGTGCTTTAGTAGATATTCAAGATACTGACGTTATTTACTTTAAAGGAGCAACTAGTTCTGCTTCTGGAAACCTTAGTTCTAAAAATGAATTTTTAGGTGTTCACGGAATTGCTAAAGAATCTACTTCTCTTTTTGGTATCACTAACACTAACGAGCCTCTTTTTCAAGGTTCTACTGTACAAGTAGGTACTGATGATGGAGCTAATGCTGCTGTTCTTTCTTTCGCTAAAATTGAAGAAGGTATCGCTGCAATGGTTGAGAAAGGATTAATGGAAGAAGAAGTTTCTTGTTATGTTAACCCTAAGCAATGGAACTCTCTATTAACTGAAATCGACGCTAAGAGACAATATGATAGTTCTTACTCTCCAGCTAAACAAGAAAATGGATCAAGAGAAATCATGTTCCACGGACAAAACGGTTCAATCAAAGTAATCGCTTCTACATTCGTAAAAGAAGGATATTCTTACTTAATTTGTGAGAAAGACCTTAAGAGAATTGGTTCTGAAGAAGTTACTTTCAAAAGACCAGATGGTGAAGAGTACTTAGAGCTTCTTGAAGGTAAGCACGGTATCGAAATGAGATGTTACACTGATCAAGCATTATTTACTGCTAGACCAGCATCTCTTTGTGTTTTAGAAAACATCAAGCCGGGAATCGCTACTCCATAATTCTAATGGATTAAACTAAATATGGGAGGTGCAATGCCTCCCTTTTTTTTTATGTTAACATATTGTTATCATTAGGAAATCCAAAATAATTCCGTTTATGGTTGGAAAATTTAACAACTATATATAGGGGATTATGTCCTTTCTAGAGGGGTTATTAATGTCAAAAAAGCTAACTATAGGTACACAGGTATTCGACTACCCTATTACCGGTAGCTCTAATTACGGTGAAGAAGCCACAGGATGGGCTGAAGCTGCAACAGATGCTATTAAAGAAATTAAGGGACCGGGAGATATATCTACTACCGAAACCATATTAGTTGGATTGGATGGGTTCGTATCTGGACTCCAATTCGATACATCATTTGTTCAAAGAATATCAGTAACAGGAATTATTACAAGAGAATATACATTAGATTCTGGTAAATCTAGAGAGGTAGAGTCCTTTGTTATAGAGGGGGCATATAACGGTCTTGAGTTTAATATTACTCAAGAGTTTTCTGGAGATGATACAGAAGTAGAATTTTACGTCGTTGGTGGACAGTTTAAGTTCACATCAGCAGACGTTACAGATACATTAGAATTAAAAATAAAGTTCAATGCCAAGGCGGTTATTGACGAAGAGGCTTTATAATATAAAAACTTTAGTAGCTAACCAATAGGTTAGAAACCGGACTTCGTAGATCGAATAAGGGGATTTAAAGGGAGATAATAATGGCAATTAAACGTAGAAAATTCCAGTTAGGTGTAAGGCTAAAGCCTACAACCCAACCTACCGTAGATAACGGAGATATAAGTGTAAACTCAGATGATAACAAACTTAAAGTTACTACTTACGATTATTCAGAATATGAAAGTGGTACTTCCTATGAGGTAGGAAATAAGGTAAAATATTCCCCAGAAAATAAGAACTACATATGTATCAAAGATTCTACCGGCGGAAATCTTCCGACAAATACAGAATTTTGGGAAGTATACGAACAATCAGTAGTAACTGAAGACCAACCCCAAACATTAACTAATAAAACAATTGATGCTGATAACAATACAATTTCAAATATAGAAACAGATAACCTTAAAGCTGGTGTTCTAGTAACCGATATAAGCACAGCTACTTCCGATACTGAACTTCCATCAGCATTAGCCGTTAAAACTGCTTTAGAAGGGCAAAATGACGCTGTTGAAATTAATTATACTAGTTTAGAT